ACCACCAAAAGAATTTAATACAGATTCTTTTAGACAAATTAATTTAGCTTTAGAAACTTTACAAAACCAATTGAATACTTCATATCAACAAGATCAAAAAAACGATAGTGAAGCTTTTAATTACTTTTTATCATGACCATACAATATAAAAATCAAGGTTTTAAACAGACCGATACAAGTAAGACAACTGCACTCACATGTCCTGCGAACGCAACAATTATTATTAAAAGTATTTATGTTGCTAACAACGACGCCTCATCAGCTATTTTAGTTAATATGAATTTAGTAGATTCTTCTGATTCTAGTACTGAGTATGAGTTTTTTAGAGA